AAAGTTTAATTTAAAAGAGGTAAAATAATGGAATATAAAGTAGAAGTAAATTTGAATGGCCCAGACGGAAATGCATTTGCATTGATGAGAAAGGCAAAATATTTAGGAGTCAAATTAGATTTATCAAAAGACAAGATTGACACAATAGTCAAAGAAATGATGTCTGGAGATTATGATAATTTAGTAGAAGTTTTCAAAACAAACTTTGGTCAATTAGTTAGATTAGTTAAAATAGAAAATGGTGATGTAGTAGAAACATTAAACTAGTATTGACAATATTAATTTTTATGGTAGGATATGAATATGGAATGGAAAGAAATAAAAACTAACAAAGAACTCGCTATTGAAAATCTTTTAGATATTGTTGAGATGATGAATCAAAAAGTTAATAATACGGAAAAACATGGTATTAATGACTCTGGAGTAAGTTATCTTAAACATTACTCTGAAATGATTAAAAGAGAGATAGAAAGGTATAATTTTAAATTATGATTTATTTTTATAATACACACGAAGATATACCAAATCATGTTCAAGACTATGTGATGTCTTGTGCAGATGTTTCGGATATATACAAATTATCTATTACAGATATAAATGCATTTCTTACTGGTGTTGACCAATTTGAAGCAGAAGTAACAAATCAATCAATTGAAGAGGTTTATAATGGCATTTAGAAAATTTAATAATTTTAAAAAGAAAAGGTTTGAACCAAGATTACCAGGCACAGCTGTTGCAGTAGTAAATGGTAATGTTGACAAAGCAATCAGAAAACTTAAAAAGAAATTACAAAAAGAAAACTTTTTTAACGAAATGAGAAACAGAGAGTTTTTTGAAACAAGAAGTGAAAAAAGAAGAAAACAAAAGGCAGCAAGTACAAGAAGATGTATAAGAAAGAAAGAGAAACTAGGGAAGTTAGAGGTTTAAAATGGTTTGGTTCTATCCTATTGTTGATAGGCTTATGTTTTACATCTTTTAATATATATCCACTTAATCTATATTTTATGTTATTAGGTAGTAGTATATGGGTTGCAGTGGGTTACATATGGAAAGATGGTTCGATAATACTACTTAATGTGGTTGGTTTTATAATCACATTAGTAGGTTTAATAAATCATTGGTTATAAATAAAAGTATGAGTAATATAGTAAAATTTCCAGCAAAAGTTTTTAAAACTAAAAGAAAGGTAAAAACACCTAATCTTGATTATTATAAACTTGCAGAGGATATGAGTTTTGCTGACCAACTTACTGAATCTTTGATAGTTCAATTAGTACACGCTTTAGGTGATAATGGTGTAGAAGTTACAGACAAAGATTTTATAAAAGATTTAGCATTTATCATAGAAGGTATTAAGTCTGCAATATATAGAGATTTAAATATCAAACATGATATGCAGCCATTGATTGATAAATTTATGGTAAGTGAAAAAACAAAAGACGGTAAAACAAATACCATGTTTAGAATGGAATTGATACCAGAATTTTTAGAAAAAACAAAAAAATAATTTATGATATTAGTTGATATGAATCAAGTTACAATTAGTAATTTGATGATACAGATAAAAGATAAACCTTTGAGTATAGACTTGGTTAGACATTTAGTTCTTAACTCAATTCGTTCATATAGAACAAAATTCTTCAATGAGTTTGGTGAAGTCATACTTTGTTATGATGACAAACACTATTGGAGAAGAGATTTATTCCCATACTATAAATCAAATAGAAAAAAAGATAGAACAGAATCTAGTCTAAACTGGAATGAACTATTTGAAACTCTTAATCTAATAAGAGATGAATTAAAAGAAACTTTCCCTTACAAAGTATTACAAGTTGACGGTGCAGAAGCTGACGATATTATTGCAACACTAGTTGATGTTGTTTCTAAAACACCTAACTTATTTGAAAAAATTTTAATATTATCTGGTGATAAAGACTTTATACAATTACAATCACATGATAATGTTCAACAATATTCTCCAACACTAAAAAAATATATCAACGGTGTTGACCCTAGTGAATATAAAATAGAACATATATTTAAAGGCGATAGGGGTGACGGTATACCAAACATATTATCACCAGACAATACTTTTGTTGAAGGATTAAGACAAAAACCATTAGGAAAAAATAAAATAGACTCATGGAAACAAGTAGGTGCATGGCCAATTGAAGATTGGAATGATGAACTAAAAAGAAATTATCAGAGAAATAGTAAGTTGATAGACTTGAATATGATACCAGATACAATTAAAGATACTATATATAATAGTTGGAAAAAAGAATGTGATACAAGTAGAAGTAAAATTCTACCATATTTTATGAAACATAGGTTGAGAGAACTAACTGAAAGATTAGGAGATTTTTAATGGCATATGATGTTGTAAGACCTCTAATACATGAAGTATTAACTATGGTCAATAATGCAAAAGTAAAAAATAAAAAAATTGAAGTGTTAAGAAAATATAAATCTAATGCACTGAAGATGGTTTTAAAATCATCTTTTGACCCTAAAATTGTTTGGAGAATACCAGATGGAGATGTACCATTTAAAAAAAATGATGCACCAGAAGGTACAGAACATACTAGACTAGAACAAGAAGCTGGAAAGTTATATCATTTTATTAAAGGTGGGAATGATAGATTACCACAATTAAAATGTGAAACTATGTTTATACAAATGTTAGAGGGTCTACAAGAAAACGAAGCAGAAGTATTAATCTCTGCAAAAGATAAAAAATTACATCAAAGATTTAAAGGGTTGTCAAAACAAGTTGTGCAAGAAGCATTTAATTGGGATGATAATTTTTTAGATACAACTCATAAAGGTTATAAAAAATCTGCATAGGGTTGACATTTATTGTAAATGTGTTATTATAATAATTATTAATTTTAAATTATAGGTATATTATGTTTTATTTTTGTATTGGAATGATTTTTGCAGTTCTTGCTGCTGGTGCTGTCGATGGTGATGCCTCTCTCTCAACTCTTTCCATCTGCACGGTAGTAGGGATTCTATTCATGTGTCTTGGTGCTTATAAAATGAAAAAAGATGAACAAGACTTCTAGAATAGAAAATAAGAAATGGAGGAGCAAGTCGGATTACCAGACTGCTCCCCATTTTCTTACTTCAGAGGGAGGTACTATGTTAAAAATAATTAGTACAATTTTTATATTTGGATTTGTATTTTTAAATATTAGTAATGCACCACAAAAAGATTGGACAGATGAGGTTAAACTCGATATTACTTTTCCAAATGTCCAGCCAACAATCACTTACATAGATACTACTCAAGTTACTTGTCTTGCAAAAAATATGTATTTTGAAGCAAGAAGTGAAGGTGTTGCTGGACTTGTTGCGACAACACAAGTTGTGTATAATCGTTTAAAAAGTGAAGAATATCCAAACACAATTTGTGGTGTTATCGAACAAGCAAAAATATCTCAGTGGTGGTTAAAAGAAAAAGGTATTAGAAAACCTATTAAAAATAAATGTCAATTCAGTTGGTTCTGTGATGGTTATTCTGATGAACCAAAAGATGAAAAGACATACAATGAGATATATAATCTTGCAGAAGAATTTATTGCAGGCAAACATAAAGGTATGATTGACATAACTGATGGTGCAATGTGGTATCATGCAGATTATGTTCACCCAAGGTGGGCAGATTATAAAGAAGTAACAACTAAAGTAGGAAGGCATATATTTTACAAATGAACATATTTTATATTAATGAAGACCCAAAGATTGCATCAATCGAACATTGTGATAAACACTCAGTAAAAATGTGTGTTGAATATGCACAATTATTATCAACTGCACATAGACTATTAGATGGTAAAGAATTTATAGGTAAATCTAAAACTGGTAGAAATGTAAAAAGGTGGAAACACCCAATGGATTTCATGGACAAAAACTTAATGTTAGCTTGTCATACAAAACATCCCTCTGCAATATGGTGTAGAGAAACTAGAGGTAATTATACTTGGTTACTTCATTTACTTAAACATTTGTTAAAAGAATTTACATATAGATATGGTAAAAGACACTCAGTAGAAGACAGAATACCATATTTAAATATGTTACCACAAAATATTAATATGACACCAGAGATTACAGAGATGCCACAATGTATGCCAGAATATTGTAAAATACCTAACAATCCTCTGGCTGCATATAAGAAATACTATATAAAAGAGAAGATAAGGTTTGCGACTTGGAAAAATAGGAGTGTACCATTATGGTTTCAACAAAAGGATATTGGGATATGATTAATGAACACATCAATAAAAGTGATTTAGAATATTTAGAAAGTAAAGAGGTAAAAAAACAAAGAAATGAGTTAAAGAAAAACTGGTTAGGTAAAGACGAATTATATCAGTTTGAGATTGCACAAATGCAGAAACAAATACAAAATTTATACATTAAAATAAAAGAACTTAATGAAGAAATATGGGAACTAAAAAATGGAAAGACCGACTAAACTTGACAAATTATTATGGTTACTTGAAGAAGTAAGAATTGCAGATAAATTTATTGAAGATAATGGCCCAGAAGATATGGGTTATGTTCATACTGCAAAAAATTATATTCAAGAAAGAGCGAATGATTTGAAAGCAGAACTTACAGACGAATACGGATTTAATAAAGGTAAAGATGCCTAGATACGAATTTAAAAA